AACGGTTCGATCCCCGGTGGTTACACAATTAACCACTTCTTGACCGACACCAACGCTTGGTTCCTGACGACGGATGTTCCTAACGGTCTGAAGCACTTTGTGCGGACGCCAATGAGCACCTCGATGGACGGCGACTTTGATACTGGCAATATGCGGTACAAGGCCCGCGAGCGTTATTCGTTCGGTGTCAGCGATCCGCTGGGCATCTTCGGCTCGCCCGGTTCGACCTGATTGACAATTTATTTTGTCAGAAAGGGGGCTTCGGCCCCCTTTTCTTTTGTGTTTACTTGTGGTACAACCCTAATACCAAGACTACTTGGCTTGTTGACTGACTTGGCAGACTCCCCTCAAGACAGCAAGCCGCAAATGAGGATATATCATGGGATTCGCAACTCACCTTGGCCCTTGGCTGCTCGGCACGGTTAAAAACACCACCGGGACTACTGTTGGCACGATCCGCAACATGGGTGCTACTGTAGTCAGTCAATCTGCACCACTTGTATACAGCACTTTGACTGGCAATGCGTTTGTTTTGCCAGCGGGCGCACAAGTTACGCAAGTAACAATCGTCACCACTACTGTTTTCAGCGCAGCGACCACCATTCTTTTGAGCATTGGTGGTACAGCGTTTACGACCACTGGAACAATCACTAGCGTGGGCGGCGTGAACCTGACCGCCAATGCGACCACCCCCGGAGGCTGGCTCAATGTTGGGTCTACCGACGCACAGGTAACCTACACAATGGCTGGTACATCTTTGAGTACTGGCGAGGCAACCGTGTTCATTATGTACGTGGTGCGTAACTCTGATGGTGCTGCTAACCCAACGGCATCTGCTGCCTAATTAGTCTCGGGGGCTTCGGCCCCCAATTTACAGGAGATAAATTATGGCAAAGACTAATCCTAGTCCTACGTTCCCCCAATTTCCGGGTGACGCAGCAGCAGTCACACCGAACGATACGACTCGCTTTGAACCGTCTGTTGTCTATGTTGGTACTACGGGTAACGTGAGCGTGGTGACTTCCCAAAACACGACTGTCTTGTTCACCGCAATCCCGGCTGGCGCAGTTATCCCAGTGCGTGTCATTGGTGTACGCAGCACCGACACAACCGCATCGACGATAGTTCGTATTTTCTAAAGCCGCCGTTTGGCTTATGGCTAATACCGCAATATCGAACCTAACTGCCGCCGCTGCATTGACGGGGGCGGAAATCGTTCCTGTGGTGCAAAGTTCGACTACTGTACGTACAACGGTTACAGACATCGCAACTTTCTCAAACATACCCGCTGGCTTAACTACACAGGTTCAGTTCAACAATAGTAGTGTGTTTGGCGGGGCTGCTGAATTCACTTACGACATAGGAACATTCACCCTAACAGTCCCAACGATCCAATCCGCACCAGCCAATGTATCGGGAAGTGGAACGCCTCTCACGCTTAACGGCGCAGGGGGGAATGGCGGGGGAACTTCTGGTGGCAACGTAGCCCTTAATGGTGGGGTTGGCCTTGGAGGTGCTGCTGGCGGTAGCGTAGTGATTAACGCTGGCGCTGGCTCTAGCAGCGGAGTAGGGGGAAATTGCGAGTTTACCGCTGGGACAGGTGATGGGGCTGCGGGCGGTAACTTCATAATTGAGGGCGGAAACTCAGTAAGTGATGCTGGGGGTGACGTAACTATTACTCCCGGTGCTGGTGCTACCGTATACGGTGAACTGAACTTAGCGGATGGCGTTAGCAACCTCGTCACAGTCTTTTACGACCTTAGCACTACTACATCAAAACTAAGTTTCTTCGGAAGCGGTCCCGCTGCACGATCTACTCCCGTCACCGCTAACCCAGCGGAAGGTCTGTTTGCCATATCTTCAGCCCTCAATGATCTCGGGCTGATAGTTAACGGTACGATGGCTAACATCGACGCAGACTTCACCAGCACAAACAAGGGGTTTGTCCCTGCGTCTGGTGGTGGCACAACCAATTATTTGAGGGCGGACGGCACTTTTGCTGACCCCCTAGCCGCAACAACGCTGGGCTTTTTTGGTGCAACCCCAGTAGCCAAGCCCACAAGCGTCGCCGTTACCGCAGCGGGTATTCATGCCGCGCTTGTTTCTTTGGGACTTATAACGTGAGCGAGGCGTAATCATGCCCCCATTTGGCTTCGGTCTATCCATCGCAAACCTCCGTGGAGTTGGCGGCGGGGCTGCACCCCCTCCCCCTGTGACTGAAGGTATCCTGTTGGAAAATGGCATCGACTTCTTGTTGCTTGAAAACGGCGACTTCCTGCTCCAAGGATAAATCATGGCTAATACCACAATATCGAACTTAACCGCCGCTGCGACACTCACAGGGACGGAGATCGTTCCGATTGTGCAGAGTGCGGCTACTGTACGTACAACCACCGCGAACATCGCGGCTGTATCGAACACTCCTGTTACGCTAACTTACGCAGCTACGATAGCCCCAGCGTCGAGCGGCAGGATCACGTACCGTGTCATCCTGACAGGCAACTTGGTTATTGACACTCCGACAGGCGCAGCAGATGGCAACCAGATTGAGTTCTGGCTCACCGCCAGCGGTGGGGCAAGGACGGTGACGTTCTCCTCTACTTGGGCGCACATCCCTACCAGCAGCACACTCACTAGCCCTGTCACCATCGCCTCTGGCACTCAGGGCGAGTTGATGTTCCGCTACGACTCTGTGCTTGGCGCATGGAAAGCGGCCCGCTTTGTGAACGGGTACTCATAACATGGCAAACGTCTACTTCGGTGACACGATTGGGGTGGCGGACAACAACTGGAACACCTCTATCCAGTTCACGGTGTCTGGCGTTACCGAGACTCCAACTGCGGGTGCGACGTACAATAACAATGGCATAACCTTCACCGTCACCAGCGCATCTATTGCTGCTGGCTCCGGGACAATCAATGCTGGGGGTTCTGGAACCTCAACCGCAAGCGGTACGCTCACAAAGGTATCGGGGACAGGTGACGCAACGATTTCCTTTTCCGCAAAAGCGGACGTTAATTGGTTCTCTGATCCGGGGTTTGTTTGCGGCTACTGCGGATGCACTGGATTCCCCGGATTCAACGTCCCCGGAACCCCGTTGGGCCGACTGCCAACTACTGCGGATACCTGCATTATTGGGAACACCATTAACACCCCCTCTTATATTACGCCGTGGCCTTCTGCCCTTACGTTAACAGGCATTGAATATAACACCGGAGTAAATGCTGGCGTTATTACAGCAGGTACGTTTAGCGGAACAATGACTTTTGTAAGCTTTGGCGACCCTTTTGTAGGCGGTACTATTGTTTGTAACGGTGCTCTGGTTGGCGCAATCATAATAACCGGGGGGACGTTTACTGGCTCTGTTGGTGACAGCATTGTTAGAATTAGTGGTGGTACGTTCTCAGGAGCAGTATCAGCTAGCTCGCAGCTTATTATTAACGGCACTCCGGTATTTAACGGGACAATCGTTGCCTCTGCTGGAACCTCAACAGCAATGGCGGGTTCTTTTTCAATCGAGAGTGGTACACCTGTTTTTAACTGTGCAATACCCAATAATTTCCAGACGTACACGCTGCGTAATGGGGTCTATACCCAACCCTTCGTGCTGGGACTCACCGCGCCTACAAGCGGGACTGGGTGCAATATCACTATTGGGAATACTTTTTCGACCTCGCTAAACGTCACAATGAATTGCAAAAGAACGGGCCAAGGTTTTATAAACATCTTCGGCGGGGTCTTTACTGGTCTTTTGACAATCAATAAGCTGTCTACAGTAGTTGTGACTATTTCGGGGGGGTCTTATTCTCCCCCCGCAGTAACTACCCCATCCATCAAGAGCGGCAGCAACATGACGTTCAGCTTCGCCGCAGTGCCTTTTGACCCCGGTTTTAGGGCGGGTGGCGGTACATTCAATCCTACAGTCCTGTTGTCAGGCACAACCAACGACATATTAGGGAGTGGTTTGCAATGACTACGATTTCTGTAAGCGGGCGCGTATAACATGGCAAACGTCTACTATAGCGATACTACTGGTCAGAATTTGGACGGAAACTGGAACACCTCCATTCGGTTCACGGTGTCTGGCGTTACGGTAACCCCTACTGCTGGCGCTATCTACGAAAATAATGGGATTCAGTTTAAAGTTACCAGTGCATCCATAACCACTGGCTCCGGGACAATAAATGCTGGCGGTACTGGGGTATCAACGGCCAGTGGCACATTGACGAAAGTGTCTGGAACCGGAGATGCAGCCATAGTTTTCTCTGCCAAGACGGACATGAACTGGTTCATAGACTCTGGCGGTATTGGTTGCGGCTGTTGTTGTACGCAGTTTAATATCCCCGGAACGCCTCTAGGAAGACTGCCAACTCTTGCAGATAGCGTTGTTATTTACAACGCAATTGCTACTGGCCCTGATATCACGCCGTGGACCTCGAACATTTTTGTTGGCCGTTTACAGACAGCAGGGGGGGGATTGACCCAATCATACCTCAACGCAGGGACATATAACGGCACAGTAACAGTCGATGGTGGAGTGCTAGGTGCAAATAATGGGGGGCTGGGTGGAACGATTGTTTGTAACGGCGCTGTTGTAGGGTCTGGAGCCGCCTTTATAAGCATATTCGGAGGCACGTATAACAGCACCGTTACGGGCAGCACTCTTAACATTATGAGCGGTACGTTTGCGGCGGCAGCATCAGCTAGCACATTTTCAATGGGTGCAATATCCGGAGGTACTATAGTTTTTAACGGCACAATCGTTAATTCTGCTGGAACTTTGACAGCAATGAGTGGTAGTTTTATAATGGATCAGAACATTGGTCCAACCACTTTTAACTGCGCTATACCCGACAATTTTGCCACATATCAGATTCGCCCAGCAACCTATACCCAGCCATTCGTGTTGGGGCTCCTTGCCCCCACAAGCGGTTCAGAGTGTACCATAACCCTGTTTTCAGGGTTTTCAACTTCGTTAGCCGTCACGCTAAACAGCAAAAGATTGAACTCTGGCAGCATCACGATTACCAGCAGCACCTTTACGGGTCTTTTGACGATCAATAAAAACTCGCAAGCCCTAACCATTACCGGGGGCTCTTACACTCCCCCCGCCGTTACAACCCCTGCCGTTAGAAGCGGGAACAGCATGACGTTTTCATCCGCAGTGCTACCGATTGATCCCGGTTTCGTAAACGGTGGTGGAACATTTAACGCAACAGTCCTTCTAGCAGGGACATCCAGTGACCTAGTAGGGAGTGGCTTACCATGATTATTGACGAATCCTTGTTGAAGTGTAACCCGGCTCTTATGCCGAATCACCCAAGCATCCCCAACCCTATCGCTACGGTGATGGGTATGGTGTATACATTCCAGCAAGCGGGGGTGGTGCTCCAAGAGCACACGCACACAGATGAGAATATGCACGTAACCATTGTCATTAGTGGTAGCGTGAGCATCACCGAGGACGGTGTGAGTACAACCCGCTCTGCTGGCGATATCGTTGATCTTGGGACTAAGCCCCATTCGTTTACTTCGCTGGAGCCAGCGGTAATCATCAACGTCACCAAACACAGGGTGGTGGTCACAGACGCTGTAAAGCAGGACTTGACAGGTAAGGTTGCCGAACTGGACTCCATCATTGCGATGGCAAGTACCATGAAAACCTCCCTCTCGGGCTTTATCGAGGCGTAATCATGCCTAAGAAGAAAACCCCATCCCTAGCCGTTGGTCGCGGCGAGAAGCTCCCTGTATCTAAGGGTGCGGGCTTGACCGCTAAGGGAAGAGAGAAATACAATGCTGCCACAGGCAGCAACCTCAAAGCTCCCCAGCCTGAAGGTGGCCCGCGCAAGAAGTCATTCTGTGCTCGCATGAGCGGTATGCCGGGGCCAATGAAAGACGAGAAGGGCCAGCCTACTCGCAAAGCCGCATCTCTCAAACGATGGAAGTGCTGAAATGAAAGATGAAGCTCTTGAGGCTACCAAACACGTGATGGATGCCGTGTCTATAGCAACCGTAGTAGGCACGCTTGTGAATGTCCTCCCATCAATCGCAGCACTGTTTACGATCATTTGGACAGGATTCCGCATCTGGGAAACTGATACTGTTCGTGGGTGGACAGGAAGAGGGCTCAAGTGAACATTAAGCCCAAAGCGCACCTTCAAAAGGTGAACAAGCCTAAGACTAGGCACGGTAAAAACTCATTATATTCAGAAGGTGGTGATACTATGGCTTCTAAGATGAACGCTGGTTTCGCGGCATTTATTGCTAAGAAAAAAGAAGGCGCTAAGACGGGCGCTAAGAAGGGCGCTATGCCTATGATGGCTAAGGCTAAGAAGATGAACACTGGCGGTTCAGCCTCTTCTCGCGCTGATGGCGTAGCCCAACGAGGTCTTACTCAAGGCACTGAGGTTACTAAAAAAATGAAGCGCGGCGGAAGCTGCAAGTAAGGAACCATCATGGGCTTCGGTAATATGTTTAAGAAAGTTATGCAGATGCGGGGGAACGCTTCTGGGGTAGGGCAGCTAGGTAAGCGCCTTATGAAAGATGGCGGGCCAACCGCATCTGATGAAGCAAAAGAAGAACTCCTTGCGCGGGTGAAGGAAGAGAAGGACCGTGCGGCTATGGGGAAAGCCTATGACGAAGCGGCTCGTCGCTCTATGGGTACGTTCAAGGAAAAGGAGAAAACTCCAAAGCCTCCTGTCGCTGCATCTGCCGCATCCGCCGCATCAAGCCCCAATAAAAAGGCTAAAGGCGGCTGTGTGAAGATGGCTAAGGGCGGCTCAGTATCCAGCCGTGCCGATGGCGTTGCTCAGCGTGGTAAGACTAAGGGGAGAATGGTATGAGTTCTGATTCTGTCAAGGACATTTCTTTCAAGGAATCGTTCCGTAGGGCGAGGACTGCTGGGCTGGATACTTTTACCCATAACGGTAAGAAGTACACCACCGAGTTGGCTTCCGCAAAAGCTGCAGCGCCAACCCCAAAGGCAAAGGCAGAGTCAAAGCCAGCCCCTAAAGCTGAAGCTCCTAAAGCTGAAGCCCCTAAAGCAGACAACGAAATCCCTAGTCCGGGTCGATACAAGCAGGACACCTATGAGACTCCGTTGAAATCAGCGGCTCGTAAGTATGGTTCAGAGATTAAAGATAACCTAGGCAAGATCGTCGGTGGTTTGGGTGTTAGTTATGGCATGGTCAAGGGTGGCAGCAAGTTGATTGATGCGGCTCGTGCTGCGGATAAAGCCCGAGATACCGCTAACCTTGCTCGGGGAAATGCGGGACTTGCTGAACGCATGAAGGGTGTTGTTGGTAATGCGGAAAAAGCAGTTGCCGATAAAGCCGCTGCCAAAGCCGCTAGGCAACCATACAACCAAGCGACTGAAGAGCGTTTGACTGGTCTTGCTATGAATCCACGGCGCAAAAACATCGCGCTTACGGAAGCGGAAAAAGCCGCAGAAAAAGGGGCTGGGTTACGTCGCGGTGGTAGCGTCAAGAAGATGGCTTCCGGTGGTATGGCTTCGAGCCGTGCTGACGGCTGTGCCCAGCGTGGCAAGACTAACTGCAGGATTACCTAACTATGATGCCCTCTCGCGGTATGGGGGCCGTCAACCCCAAGAAGATGCCCCGTACGACTAAGAAGCGTGATGGGAACCAACCTGTCGGGTTGTACAAAGAGGGCGGCAAAACAAAATCTACAGTCAACGCAGCGGGTAACTACACCAAGCCCGAGCTACGTAAGCGTATCTTTAATGCTGTAAAGGCAGAAGCTACAGCGGGCACTGGCGCAGGACAGTGGAGTGCGAGAAAAGCGCAGATGGTAGCGCAGCGTTACAAAAAAGCAGGTGGGGGGTACAAAGATTGAAAGCGCCACAGCAATCCCTGAAGAATTGGGGCGACCAGAAGTGGCGTACCAAATCGGGGAAGCCTTCGTCTAAAACGGGCGAACGCTACTTGCCAGAAGCCGCAATCAAGTCTCTGTCCCCTGCTGAGTACGCAGCGACAACCAAAGCCAAACGTGCAGGTAAGGCGGCTGGTAAACAGTTCGTAGCGCAGCCGAAGGGTATCGCTAAGAAAACAGCAGGGTTCAGATAATGGCAACATCCGGTCAGACCATATTTAACCTTGACCTTACGGAACTGGTAGAAGAGGCGTTTGAGCGTTGTGGATCAGAACTTCGTTCAGGCTACGATCTCAAGACTGCAAGGCGTAGTCTCAATCTTCTGTTTGCTGATTGGGCTAATCGCGGGATTAACCTATGGACTGTTGAGCAGGGTTCTATCGCTCTTGTACAAGGCACTGCGACATACAATCTCCCGTCTGACACGGTAGACCTGATGGAGCACGTTATTCGTACTAGTCCGGGGGTTGTCTCTACGCAATCGGACCTGTCCGTTAGCCGTATCTCCGTATCTACCTACGCTACAATCCCTAACAAGCTCAGTCAAGCTCGTCCGATCCAAATCTACATTGATCGCCTGACCCCCATTCCAACGGTCACTCTTTGGCCTGTGCCGAATCAGAGCAACTACTACACGTTGGTGTACTGGCGTTTGCGTAGGATTCAGGATGCTGGTGACGGTGTGAACACGATGGATGTGCCGTTCCGGTTCATCCCCTGCATGGTTGCTGGTTTGGCGTATTACTTGGCGGGCAAGTTGCCCACGGGCATGGAACGGCTTCCGTTCCTCAAGTCTCAGTATGATGAGGCTTGGGACTTGGCTTCGTCTGAAGACCGAGAGAAGGCGGCGGTGCGCTTCGTACCACGGCAGATGTTCATAGGCTGATATGGAAAAGTATCAGACACCGCTTAAGAAGGCCTTTAACAAGGCTTTGGATAAGTACGAGAAGCTTGCTAAAGACAACCCAGACTCAAAGCTGGCGCTGGACTTAGCACCTTTCTCAGGGGTTGCTACCTCTTTAGCCGATAGCGCCGTAGACTTACGCAAAGGGAACTACCCTGATGCGGCGTTGGATTTGCTAGGGGCTGTTCCCGGCGCAAAGATGGTC